ATTGAGTTCTCCTCCTTTATTTATAAGCGTACCCCCCAAATACCTTCCTTGTCTGACACTTTACCCCCTTGGAAATCTGAGGGCTTAGTGTCTGACTTAACTAAAGTTACGGATTTATTAGCTTTAATATTACTCCGTATAAAATAGGTACTTGTCTATGACAATCCGAACTGCAAGCATCGCTTTAGGTGCTACGTTCTCTCCCACCGGTGGTACTGCGACTTCGCTAGTGATGATCAATTCTGACCAATCATCTGCGAAAACCTTTATCGGTTCATCAGGTGTAACTCCTTTAACCCGTACAGAAGTTGTTTTCGGCTCAAAAGTGTCGAAGGTTTCTTCTACGGCTCCAGGTGGTTTCACCCAAGGTCGAGCAACAGCCAAAGTTATTACTCCGAAAGTTCTTGCGAATACCAATCGTACCCTTAATACTGGTACAATTGAGATTTCTATAGACCCGGAGACCACTTCGGCCGAGCTAGCTGCGCTAAAGTCTGCGATGATCAACCTCCTTTCGGATGCTGATTTTGACCAACTTTGGCTCAACCAGTCAATTGACTAATGAAACGGTTCTTAGTCTTCCTTCTTCAAGCATTGCTTGATAGATTAGCGAAGGACCCAAAACCTTAGTCTCCACCTACTTCATTGGAGAATCTGATGAAAAAAGAGAGAAAGCTCTTTTGTGCAGACGAAATTTCAGCACATGTGTCGTCTGCCTTACAATCCGTTCTAGCTGGCATGCATGAGCATACCCCACTAGACGATCAATCCGCTTACCTGTTAAATGCCCAGGTTCGCGACTTCCAAAAGAAATTTGTTTCCCCTTCCCGAGATACATCGGAATTGTCCCTCGATGCCTACTTACTGTTTGACACAGTAAATCGGCGGATGAAGTACGTATCGACGTATCCTTTCCCTGCTTCGCAGAAATTTTCTGTTAAGCTTGAACGGGATCAACGCATCTTAATCAGGGCAAAGAATCTTATAGCCCAGGTTTTAGGTGAGTTCGATGAGGATGAGTTTTTTGCTCATTGCAAAAATTCGTCTGGGAGCACCGTTGGGACCTCATACACCGACACTTCTTCTGAGAAGAAGTTTCAACGTATGACCCATACGGAGGGAGTTGATCGCTGGTTTGAATACTATCTCAACTATGATTTTCAGTTGAAACGCGCTCTTGGCGATAAACCTCGACGCTATATTCAAGTCAACGGATCTAATGCTGTAACTGTCCCGAAAGACAGCAAAAAAGTTCGTATGATATGCGTCGAACCTATGCTCAATATGTTTTTTCAGCAAGGCTTGATGCACTGTCTAACGACCCGCCTTGACAAGGTTGGTCTGTCTTTCGAGTCTCAGCAGGAGCGAAATCGCGATATGGCCTGGTATGCTTCCATTACTGGAAGTCATGCCACCATTGATTGGTCTTCCGCTTCTGATACCCTCTGCTACGAGCTTATTCACTTTCTTTTCCCTAGAAAGTGGTTTTATTACCTCGACCAATTTCGGTCAAAGTATATGAACGTGCTCGGAGGGGTCGAAGAGCTGCATATGTTTTCCACTATGGGAAATGCTTGCACCTTTCCGATTGAGACTTTAGTCTTTTGGAGCCTCGCCTGTGCTTCTTCAACGATTTCCGTTGAGGGCACGAACACTTTCGATCCCCTTTCTTTTCCGGGGATTCTTGTGTTTGGCGACGACTGCATAGTTCCTTCTGCAGTTGCACCCGTCTTTCTTGACTTTATGGAACGGTTTGGTTTTTTACCAAACCGTCATAAGACTTTTTTGGACGGTCGCTTCCGTGAGTCTTGCGGGGGAGATTTTCTCGCCGGACAAGACGTAAGGCCTTATTTCCTTACGGGACCTGAGAGCGAAAGAATTTCGCATTTGGCTCCGTGGTTGAATATTATGTTTAACAGACTCCAAAATAGGGCTATTCGGCTCTATGGTCCGTTAAAATACATATACCACTTCCACGAAGTCTTCCTTGCGATTTTTTCGCTTTTCCGGAAGTACAATCTGACAATATTTCTTGTCCCAACGTACTACCCGGATGACGCTGGCATAAAGTGTGGTGCTGATCTCTTCCGCTTCCTATACCTATTTCGCATTCGCGATATTTTAGGCAAGATCACGGTCGACTCGCATGGCACAAAATATTTTGGTTACTATTCATCTGTTTTTCCTAAACGAATAAGTAGTAACCCCGATATCAGATACTGGTTGGCTATTAAGGGGCTTTCGCTCCGAAATTTGCCATATGTGTCTGTAAGGCGTCATCGTTCGTATGTTACAGCTCGGGGGGTTTCTCCTTGTTTTCTCATCAATCGTGATGGGAAACACTAGTCCCCTCTTCTCATTTTAGAAATGAG